ACCCCAAAGGGTCACTATAATAAGGATAGAAAGGTCGTGAAAATACAAAACAGGAGGTTACACACATGAGGAAGCAGGAGCAAAAGGGTAAAATCACAGCATTGTACGAAAGGTTATCTCACGACGATGGGCGGTCTGACGAGAGCGTGTCCGTAGAAAATCAAAAGCGCATCCTGGAGGACTACGCCCGAAAAAATGGCTTCACTAATGTCCGCCACTTCACCGATGACGGGGTGCGGGGAACGACCTTCAAGCGGCCCGGCCTGGACGCTATGGTGGACGAGATACGGGCCGGAAATGTGGCTACCGTCATTGTCAAAGACCAGAGCAGAATAGGCCGTGACGTGGTGGAGGTCGGCTTGCTCAAACGCACCTTTGACGAGTACAACGTCCGCTTTATCGCCGCCAATGACAACCTGGACACCGCCAATGGATTTGATATTATGTCCATCTTCCGGGATGTGATAAATGAGTGGTACGTTGCTGACACCAGCCGCAAAATCAAGACCGTTTTCAAGTCCAGAATGGAAAAGGGCCTGCGCTGTTCGGGGGCCGTCCCCTATGGCTATCTCGCCTCAAAAGAAGAAAAGGGCGAGTGGGTGATCGACGAGGAAGCTGCCGCCGTTGTGCGCCGCATCTTTCAGATGGTCATGGACGGTCAGAGCGTCAACGGCATCGCCCGAACGCTGCGGGCCGAGCAAATCCCCATCCCTTCCGAACACTGGAAGCGTATCGGCTGTCCTGTTCGAGCCAACAGCTACCGCGACCCCTACGCATGGTCTGCCACCACCCTGGGTTATATTCTTAAAAGGCCGGAGTACCTGGGGCGCAAGGTGCTGGGCAAGACTGTCTGTGAGAACTACAAGACTAAAAGCACCCGCAGGACAATGCCAGAGGAACAATTTGTATTTGAGGGAGCCGTCCCCGCCATCATTGACGAAGAAACGTGGCACAATGTTCAGCGTTTGCGGGAAACCAAGCGCCGGACACCCAAGCGGAGTAATGCCCCTAACCGTTTAACCGGACTGCTCTACTGTGCCGACTGCGGCGCAAAGCTGACCCACCACAACAGTCTTGTCCAAGGCAAGTACATTGACGATGCTTTCACCTGTTCCAGATACCGGGCACCTATGGAGGATTGCACCATTCACTATGTTGCCACGCAAAAGCTGGAAGCGGCGATCCTCTCCGCCATCCAGCGGATAAGCTGGTATGTCCGCAACAACGAGCAGGAGTTTGTTCAGCGGGTTCGAAAGGCATCCAGTCTGCGCCAGGAGGAAGCAGTCAAGGATTGCCGGAAACAGATTGTCCAGGCGAAGAAGCGCCACGCCGAACTGGACGGACTGGTGAAGAAGCTGTACGAGGCCAACGCCACGGGCAAGCTGCCGGATAAGCATTTCAGCCGTCTCCTTGCCGAGTATGACGAGGAACAGGCCGCGCTGGAAGCCTCCATGACGGAGTGGCAGGGCTTGCTGGACAACTGGAACGCCGACCGGGTGAGAATGACGGAGTTTATCGACCTTGCCAAGCGGTACACCGATTTTTCGGAACTGACTACGCCCATTCTCAATGAGTTTATCGAGAAAATCGTTGTCCATGAGGGCAACGGACGGGGAAAGCAGCGCCGTCAGCGGTTAGATTTCTATTTCAATTTCATTGGCGCGTTTGAGGTTCCCGCCGACATTGTGACCCCGATGGAGCAGGAGGAAGAACGCCGCCAGCAGGAGGAACAGGCAGAGAAAGAGGAACGCTCCCAGGTGCTTGCCCAGGTTCGGTATGAGAGGTACAAGCAGGAGCGCCGGGAGTTTACCGCGAGGAAGCGGGCGGGCCTGTTGACCCCGGAGGAACAGGCGGAGGAAGAACGGCGGTTAGAGCGCAATCGGGCCTATCAGCAGAAGCAACGCGACAAGAAAAAGGCCAGTCAGCCAGAGAAGCCTCGCAAACGCTCACTGAAGGAACTCGCCAAGCTGGATGGAGCCGATCTCACCCCGGAGGAAGCGGAGCGGCTTGCGGCGCACCGCCAGAAGAAAGCCGAGCAGCACAAAGCGTGGCGTGACAGGCAGAAGTCCGCACAGCCCCCGAAGCCCCAACAGCGGACGTTGAAAGAACTTGCCAGATGTGCCGAGGCAGGTTTGCCTCTCACCCTAGAAGAAGCGGAACGGCTGGAAGCCCATCGCAATCGGAAAAAGGCGGCTTTGCAGGATTTGAAAGCCCGCGCCGAAACCGACCCGGTAGCGGCGGCAGAGTTGGCGCAGCAGAGAGCGCAACAGTCAGAAGCGGTAAAGAAGTCCCGTCAGAAAATGTATGCGGACGCTGCCGCCGGAGATCCCGAAGCCCAGGCCCGGTATGAACGTATGCTTGCCGCGAGGCGGGAGAACTACCACAGGAAGAAACAGGCAGAAGCCGAAGCTGCTCAAGTCAGCTAACGTAGATACAGAAAACGCCAGGGACAACGATAGTCCGTGGCGTTTTTGTCATTACTGCCGTTCCAGCAAATCCATATATTTCTGACGTTCGCCCTCCGGGACTTTCAGCGCCGCCATAGCCTGTTCAATGGTCAGCCCCATCGTTTCCATGAGGTTTTTGATAGAGGACAAGATACCTTTAGCAACGCCTTTTTCCTCAACGCCCTTGCTCAAATTACACATGACCGACACCTCCCTTTCCATTGTCTGCGTCATTTGAATGTCGTAATCGTCCTGCAAAATTTTCCGCTTTTCCGCCTCGCTGGTTTCGTTGGAGAGAAGCACATCCAGCATCCGCAATACGCCGTCATAATTTGACCCATCCGGCCCGCCAAGGCACAGCATGATGATGGACAGCAAATCATAATTCCTGATGGGTTCTTTGCCCTCGCCGACCAGATATTCTTCCACCAGCCGATACCGGGTAATGGTGTTCTCTCGATACTGCGGCGGTTTCATGCAAATCCAGATGGAGTAGACCTTCTTGATTTTCTCATAATGGGAGCCAGTGAACTCCCTGCCGTACTGGGAAGAAATCATGCGGCAACAGTAGTATATGCCACGCTTTATCAGCGGATAGCCGGGGTAAAAATCGTTCTGGGCCTCCACGTTGATGATGAGGGCAATTTGTTCCTCGGAGTCGGGAACGATGGCGCGGAAGCGAATGTCATAGGTGACTGTCCCCTCGCGCACCGATTTGTCCTCGGTGTCCATGCCGCTGATGACTGTGCCACCCTCGTCCGGCAGCACCGGGACGGCGGACACCTGGGGTTGGCCCTCAATGTACTTCTCGGCAATATCATTGACATCGCAATCCTTGTATTCTTCCAGGCAGGACTTCATAATCCGCGCCAGGATTGCCTTTTCAGACAGGACACGCTTACAGGCGGCATCATAACCCGCGCTGTCATCTGTGACGTGCAGTCCCTGGGCGATTGTCGTTTTGAGCTCCACCATCCTCACCTTCTTTCGTTTCATTCTACCACAGCTTTGCCAGCGCGTCCACTTCTTTTTTGAAAAGAGTTGCGTATGGCGTATACACGAGAGAGATATGGAGGTGCAGTGACAGAAAAAATTTATCTTAACAGGGTTGCTTTTGGGAATTTGATATGCTATATTATAAAAAAAAATCCAAGCAAAGGAGTTTATCAATATGCGGCAAGGTATTCTTAAATAAAATTTGATAATGGGAACAAAGACAAACGTCCTCAAGGAGAGGGCTTGGTTTTTGTACCCAATTTAAGAATACTTTTGCCTTTTCATTTCATATCGTGATAGACAACGGCCAGCCTTGGCCGCAGTTTTCATGTGTGTCCTACCTATCATCCCCAGCGGTAAAAGTATTTGTCGCTGGGGATTTTTGCGCCCTTCTGGGCCTTGTATGGAGGACAATCATATGAAAATCATCAATATTGGCATTCTTGCTCATGTAGACGCAGGTAAGACGACCTTGACGGAGAGCCTGTTATATACCAGCGGAGCAATCGAGGCGCCCGGCAGTGTGGATCAGGGAACAACGAGAACGGACACCATGTTTTTAGAGCGGCAGCGTGGAATCACCATTCAAACGGCGGTCACTTCCTTTCAGTGGCACGATTGTAAGGTCAACATTGTGGATACTCCTGGGCATATGGATTTCTTAGCGGAGGTCTATCGCTCCCTTGCCATTCTTGACGGAGCGATTTTGGTTGTTTCTGCAAAAGACGGCGTTCAGGCGCAGACCCGTATTCTGTTTCATGCTCTGCAAGTAATGAAAATCCCAACTGTTATCTTTATTAACAAAATCGACCAGGACGGGATTGACCTGCCAGGTGTGTATCAGTCTATCCGAGATAAGCTCTCCGCAAATATGATTATTAAGCAGAACGTGCAGCTTTCCCCGGATATATCCATCATGGAAAACATGGGGCTGGAGAATTGGGATACCGTGATTGCGGACTGTGATGAATTGTTGGAGAAATATATTGCCGGAGAACCAATGGACAAAGAAGAACTTCTGCGGGAGGAAAACAGGAGAATCCAAAGCGTCTCTCTGTTTCCGGTCTATCATGGCAGTGCCAAGGTAAACTTGGGAATCCGACAACTCATTGAAGCGGTCACAGATACATTCCAATCACCCACCGGGCAGAACAGCTCTGAATTGTGCGGAACTGTGTTCAAAGTTGAGTACGCAAACCAGAGCCAACGCCTTGCCTATCTGCGGTTGTATAGCGGTACGCTTCATTTGCGGGATTCCGTAGCCTTGGCAGGGAAAGAAAAACTGAAAATTACGGAAATGCGTATCCCCTCAAAGGGTGAGATTGTCCGAACAGAGATTGCCCATGCGGGCGAGATCGTCATTGTACCCTGCGACAGTTTGCGGCTGAATGATGTGCTGGGAAACAAACTGCTGCTGCCCCGTGAAACGTGGAGCGACAATCCTCTCCCTTTGCTGCGGACAACAATTGCACCAGAGAAACCAGAACAGAGGGAACGCTTGTTAAACGCCTTGACAGAAATTGCGGATACCGACCCGCTTCTGCGCTATGAAGTAGACGCTGTGACCCATGAGATCATTCTCTCCTTTTTGGGCCGGGTACAATTGGAAATTATCTCTGATCTTCTGGTGGAAAAATATCAGCTCAACACAACTGCAAAAGAACCTACCGTCATCTATATGGAGAGGCCATTGAAAGCGGTAAGTCACACCATTCATATCGAAGTGCCGCCCAATCCATTCTGGGCGTCCATCGGGCTGTCCGTCACCCCTCTCCCCCTTGGCACCGGAGTGCAGTATGAGAGCAAAGTTTCCGTTGGATACTTGAATCAGAGTTTTCAAAACGCTGTATTGGATGGTATCCGCTACGGTCTGGAACAAGGCGTGTATGGATGGAAGGTAACGGACTGTAAAATCTGTTTTGAGTATGGGCTTTATTATAGTCCGGTCAGCACTCCCGCAGACTTTCGGTCATTGGCACCTATTGTATTGGAGCAGGTGTTGAAAAAGGCGGGGACGCAGCTATTGGAACCATATCTTTCTTTTACACTCTATGCGCCGCAGGAATATCTCTCCAGAGCTTATCATGACGCACCAAAATATTGCGCGAGTATTGAAACGACCCAGGTTAAAAACAGCGAGGTGATTTTTACTGGCGAAATCCCTGCCCGCTGTGTGCAAGAGTACCGCAATGACCTCACCTTTTATACAAACGGGAGAAGCGTTTGTTTAACAGAATTGAAGGGGTATCAAATCGCCAGCGGCGAACCAGTTTTTCAGCCACGCCGCCCAAACACCCGGATTGATAAGGTGCGCCATATGTTCAACAAAATTCTCCCATCAATGATGGACTTATAAAATCCCTTTGGAACAAAGGGCGCACTTCTATACATGGTCTGCGACCATGTATCGTGCGCTCTGCGAGGCTACGGCCCGGACTTCCGAAAGTCCGGGCCGTTTGCGTCGCTCCGCTCCGTACAAGGGGCTGCGCCCCTTGCGCCGCTTTGCGGCTATCCCTGCGCCCTCGCTGGAAAGGTACATCCGCTCTGCGTCTGCACCTTTCCAGCGAGGCTAAAACCGAATACCGTTACCCTTGACCGTTTACCCGACACAGCAGGTAGACGGTCTTTTGTTTTGCCAAGAAGGAGGTCAAACACGATGGACAAGTCACGCGAAGAATTAGAGAAAGAGTATGCTGAGGCCACCGCTAAGTTGGAGCAGTACCAGCACAGAGGCCAGCGGTATGAGAACCGCATCCGCTACTACACCCAAGGCGAAAGGAAGAAGCGAAACCACCGACTTATCACCCGTGGCGGAGCGGTGGAGAGTATCGCCCCGGAGGTGCGCGGCATGAGCGAAAGGGCCTTTTTTCTTTTGATGGAAAAGGTCTTTTCCCTGCCGGAAGTTGCCGCCCTGGTGAGCCAAGCCACTGACCAGCAGGAAAGCGGATAATTGGCCCTGTTCCATCTCCACGTTACCCAGGTCAAACGGAGCGCGGGACAGTCTGTTGTCACGTCCGCCGCCTACCGAGCCGGGGAGAAATTGTATAGCGAATACTATGGCGAGGTCAGCGACTACACCCACAAGGGCGGCGTGGTCTGCACAGACATTCTCCTGCCGCCCCAGGCCCCCAACCAGTACCAAGACCGCGCCACCCTCTGGAACGCCGTGGAGAAGGCCGAGCGCGGCAAGAAAGCCCAGCTTGCATATAGCTTTGACATTGCCTTGCAGAACGAGTTTTCATTGGAGGAAAACATCGCTCTTGCAAGGCAATTTGTTTCGGAGCAGCTTGTGGGCCGGGGCATGATTGCCGACTTTGCCATCCACCAGCCGGACAAGGAGGACGGCGGTATTCCTAACCCGCACTTTCATGTTCTCTGCCCCATCCGGCCCATTGAGCCAGACGGCAAATGGGGGTGCAAGCAGCGCCGCCGCTACCGTCTGGACGAGGACGGGAACCGCATTATGGGAGAGGACGGCAAGCCCCTCTTTGACGCTGTTCCCACTACCGACTGGGGAAGCCCGGAAACACTGGAACATTGGCGGGAGGCGTGGGCCGCTATGGTGAACGCCAAGTTTGAGGAAAAGGGGCTGACCTGCCGCATCGACCACCGCTCCTATGAGCGTCAGGGCCTTGACCTGCTGCCCACCGTCCATGAGGGCGTGGCCGTCCGCCAGATGGAGGCCAAGGGCATCCCCACCGACAAGGGCGATCTGAACCGCTGGATAAAAAAGGCCAACAACATTCTGCGGGATATTCGGAAGAAAATCGCCGGCCTGACGGATTGGATTAAGGCCATAAAAGAAGAATTGAGCAAGCCCCAGGCCCCGACCCTTGCCGCCCTGCTGACCGACTACTATGAGGGCCGGAACGCCGGAGCATGGAGCCGCAACGCCAGGATTGGAAATCTTAAAGGTTTTGCCGAGGCCATCAATTTTCTGACCGAGAGGGGCATCGCTACGCTGGAAGATTTAGAGACCCATATCGCCGCCCAGAGTGAACGAACGGAGGCCATCAACACATCCATGAAAGCGAAGCGTGACCGTCTGAACGAATTGAAGGAACTGCTTCGCCTTGTTGACCTCTACCGAGACACCAAGCCCGTCTATGACGAGTTGCAGGGTATCAAGTGGAAGGGCAAGCGGGAAAAATTCGAGAGGGAGCATGAGAACGAGTTGAGGACGTTCCACATGGCCCGCCGGAAGCTGGACAAGCACCGTTCCCCTGCTGGTAAAATCCCCGTTCATGCGTGGGAACAGGAACAGGCGAGGCTTCACCAGGAGTACACAGCCGAGTATGAGCAGTACAAGCCTATCCAAGACGATTTGCGGCGGCTTCAACAGGTGAAGCGGAACGCCGATGCTGCCATACACCAGCAGGAGCAGACCCAGCAGAAACGCCGGGAGGTGGAGCGGTGAACGGCATTCCCCGACTGACCTACCAGCAGTACCGAGCCGTCCGGCGGCTGGTGCATGACTGCTGCAATTATGACGGCGGCAACTGTCTTGCTCTTGATGACGGCTGGGAGCCTTGTGTCTGCGTCCAGAGTATCACCTATTCCCTGGTCTGTAAATGGTTCCGCGCCGCCGTCCTGCCAACAGACAAGGGGTTGTGTGCCGCCTTGCTCCACCGAGGACAGGCGCGGCCCTGTGCCGAGTGCGGGGCGATGTTCGTGCCGCGCTCCAATCGGGGCAAATACTGTGACGAGTGCGCCGCCAATGTGCGCCGGAGAAAGAAAGCTGCCAGCGAACGGGAACGCCGCAGGCGTGGACATTTAGAGGCTGAAAAGCCTTGCAATCAGGGGGCTTGTGGACAGTCCTCAAAGGGGGACTAATACATTCCCCTTCCCCCACTCCAACGTGGGCGGCAAAATGGCGCTCACGTGGATTAACTTTGATGAATGATGAAAGGAGAGCCTATGACCTACGACCCCAGCATGACGATCACCAGCACCATCCCCGCCCCGGAGGGGAGCGACAGCACCAGCAGAGAGGGCAAGGCCATCCCCCTGCCCGTGATGGCGGGCGGCAACGCTTCACCCGCCCCGGACGTACCGCCACCCGATATGGTAAAGACCGTTGGCGGTACGACCTTTGATATTTATTTCCATTTCAGCCAGACCAGCCGGGAAACCTTTACCGACAAGGTACTGCGCCTTATTCAATCCGATGTTGTAACCTCATAAAAATAATTTACTTTTTTCTCTATCCTTATTGACAAAACCCGAAACGTCAAACCACACTCAAAAACAGGAGGTTTCCAATGAAACACACCTACATATTCCCAAGCATACTTATTGCGCTGGACGTGCTTTCGGCCATCGCGTATGGCTTCAACAAGGACTGGAGGCAGGTCATCTACTGGCTCGCGGCAGCGACCCTGTCCGCCTGCGTGACCTACAAATAAAGCCTTGCGCCTGGATGAGGGATGACTCCCTCCCAGGTGGTTCGAATCCACGTCGGTGCGCCATTGGGTTGGCTGCATCGGCTCGGTCGAAGCGCGGATGCACGTTCCATCCAGGCGCATTTCCAACCCCAGGAGGAACACGATGTCAACAAGAGGACTGATTGCGATCATGGACGACGACGGTTCATGCCGCTCCATCTACTGCCACCACGACATGTACCCGTCCCACGCGGGCGTCGTGCTGCCGGAACACTACGCCACGCGCGAGGCTGTGGAGGCGCTTCTCGCCCTCGGCGACCTCTCCGCCCTCGGCTGTTCTCTCGCAGAATGCGAGGCGTACTGCCGCGACAGGGGCGAGGAACTCCACACGCCGACGCAGTGGAGCGACCGCTGGGTTCTCGCCCGCGAGGCGTTCGACCGCTTCTGGGCGAACTACTGCTATCTCTTCATGGACGGCGGGTGGTTCTGCTCCGACGGCGGCTGCTGG